CTCTACCCACGTTGGGCTCAACTGACCAGAAATCGGGTCTACCGATTGACTCAGCATAATTTGCTTTCCTATCGCTACCCTGCGCTGAATGGATGGGTTGCTCATATTGCCCCTGTCCCTGTTGTCCGATGCTTGTGGCGTAGGCCACATTTTGATTGCTTGGTTCAATGAAAACTGTGCTTTTTGGCCTGATTCCCGTTTTGGACTCCATTCCAATTCCGTCCCTCTTGTTCCGCAATTTGCATCTGGAGTTGGTAAAAGACGTTTTTTCAATGCTTTCCTGCTGTTGCTCCCCCCGTCCAGCCCCGTGGTGTTCGGGGTATGAAAGGCGTTCACGTTGTCGGGCGACAATCCAAATCCTGTCCCTCTGATGGTTTGCTCCAACGTCCGCTGCTCCCAGCACTCCCCATCTCGCATCAAACCCCATTGCGGCCAGGTCTCCGAGAACTCGTCCAAGCCCCCTAGAAGTGAGCATTGGGCTGTTTTCCACAAAGACGTATCGGGGTCGTACTTCGCAAATGATGCGTGCCATTTCTCCCCACATCCCGCTTCGCTCTCCGTCAATTCCTGCGCCTTTTCCTGCTGCGCTAATGTCTTGGCATGGAAACCCTCCCGATACCACGTCAACAAGTCCTGCCCACGGGCTTCCATCAAAGGTTTGTACGTCATCCCATATCGGGAAAGGCGGGAGAAGTCCGTCATTTTGTCGGGCGCACAGTACGCTTGCTGGGTAGGGTTCCCATTCAACGGCACAGATTGTTCTCCATCCAAGGAGGTGTCCCCCAAGTATTCCTCCACCAGCGCCTGCGAAAAGAGCCAACTCATTTAACTGCTCCATTTTTCATTTCTTTCAAAACGTGGGCTTTGATGCCCGCAAACAAGTCATCTTCATCCATGCGCTGCACTTCGCGCCAGGCCCATTCTTTCCAAGCTGGCAGATGGCATAAGCGCACCATGTCAGCAAAGACGCGCTCACGGATTGCAATAGGGTCATACATTGTTAGTCCCCACAAAAGCAGGAAATTGCTTCTTCTGCTGGGTCAAACATATCGCGTTGTTTTTCGTTGTAGGTCAACATATCGCCATAGCTTGGGTGCGCTTGGTTAAATCTTGCCCCTACCTTTTTTTCCATGCTTGCCCACCATAAAGCCCGTTCAGGTTTGTCTTGAATCAACCCTAGCAAATGGTCTGCTTTTTTAAGAAAACATAGGTCGCAGTTGCTTAACAATGAATTCCCATTGACTGTGATAGTTTTTAAGTTAAATGGCTGCTTGTCCCAAAATGACAAAACTTCGTCAACCGTGACATTTGCCGTTGCTAAAGGCGTCTCCTTAATGTCTTCATTAGTTTTCATCTTGGCAACACGCCTAGGTTCATCTGCGCGTATGCCAACAAAGGTAATGATGTCCTCATATCCCAAAAATTTAAGATGCTTCTTCATTGGGACAATCTTGAGTTCTGACGTGCAAAACCTAGCAAACGTATTCGGCAAATAACGTTTTTTTTCTATCAACGCTTCAAATGGCTCACCGTTGCGGCTAGCGGTGGAATAGTTCACCACCGCATACCCGTCTGTTCTGTATTCCAACCAAGTAATCGGCACATTCCATTGTTCTGAACAGTCCTGCACAAACCGCAGCGTGGCTTCATCTTCTTTGCCAGTGTTAGCAAAGCAGACAATCGCCTCGGCTGGTAGCCCGCCGTTGCTTTGCAGTACGCGCCACAGCATATAGGCGCTTGTACGCCCACCGCTAAAGCTGATGCAAGTCGGCTCGGTAATTTTGAACGGGTCAAACACGGCGAATACGCAATTCGTTCAAGCGTTCACGGATGTGGTCAGGCATAGGCGCGGCTTTTTTGTCATCTTCATAAATCTTTTGCAACGCTGAATCCACCCGTTTTTTGTCAGGCATATCAGGCACTTCAGCCCCGTCCCAGCGTTGTTGATTAAGGTAGACAAGAGGCGCGGGAATGAATGCGCCATCTGATTTGAGCCATTGCTCGGTGGTCTTCATCCATTCAATGTGCTTGATGATTTGGTCAACCTGAGTCTCGCAGTAAAACTTGACCCATTTTTTTTTACATTCAGACTTTGCGCCCTTGCGCGGAGTCTTTGGGTAAGCAATCCAAAACTTATCAAATCCTGATTCAAACATCTGCTATCTCCTTAATTGCTTTTTGGTGAATGTTGGAGCAAAGCACAGCCTTACCGTGGTCAAAACCAAAGTTCGCTCTGTGCTGTGACTTGCTTTTCGGAGCCATGTCATCGCATCGCACTGGACAGACTATTTCAACCACCGCGCTCTATCCTTAGCCCACGCTCCCTGCCTTGGCTTGCTCGTGCAGCAGGGTATCTCAGACGCAACCACCGACGTACCGCATTGCGTTGTCCAAAAGCAAAAACCCCGCAAGATGCTCTGTGGTCTTGGCTCTTGGCGAGAGCAACAGCAAGACGATTGAAAATGTTCAAAAGACTCGCTTGCCGTACGACAAGACCACACAGTACCCTGCGGGGTTCATTAACATTTTCATCGCCTAGATGCCACTCTAGACGGGTTGGATTATACATAAATTTAAGTCATTGTGTAGCAAAAGAACAAAAACATCATCCACGCCCAAAACGGCGCATGACTAACCATCAAGACCACTAGCAAAGCAAAGAAGAAAAACGTCTTCACTGAAACCACTCAGGCCGCATTGCTTTTAGCTGCCACAGCCTGGCTTTAGGGATTGCTTTCCATTGGGAAATGGCTGCACTGCTGATGCCCAGGATTCGGGCTAGTTCGCTGGCTGTGCCTGCACGTTTGATTGCTTCTGCTTTGTCCATCTCCCGATGTTAACCTAGCTTACGATGATTTTGCCATTAGGGTTTGCCCTATAGCATTTCGCAACTTTAGTGCATGAATTGCTGTTAAGCTGGCTTACAATAGAGCCATCACAACAACGTGATGTTTTTAACCCTAGAAAGGTTTTGTATGCTAGATTTTACTTTTCTCCCTTCCGATTTTTCTGCTACTGAAATTACCGTAGTGGCCAATACGCCAGACGGCAAACAGTACCTTGCCGAGCGTTACGGCATGGGTTGCGCTTCTATTAATGTCCGCAAGTCTGCGGCTCCCGAAATTGCCGATAGTCTTGAATTCCAAGGTCTCACCTTTTTTTAACAATTAGGGCGCAAGCCCTTTAAGGAGCAACAGCATGACTAAAGAAACATGGGATTCCATCATCACAACGGCAGCCATTGCCATCATTGCCTACACCATCGGCTACTTTGTCGGAGGCGGCGTATGAATGAGACTCAGTTCACATACGAAGGTGCGGTTTTTGACATCGAATATGACATCAACCGCCTGGATGAGCCTACCGAAACATGGACAAGCATTTGGTCTATCAAGCACCAAGGCGTTGAATTTATCGACATCTTGAGCAAAGACTTGCTGAAGTGGATTGAAGAACAACTCAACAAAACGCTGGAGGATTAAATGGCTATTCATTCTTTTATGGAAGTTGAATGGGATTTAAAAGACAACGGCGAATATGCCAAGTTGTTGGTTGGCTATGAACGTAACAAAGACACTTTGACTGTTTTTTCAGTTATGCAAGACGGATTAGAGTGGATTGACTACCTTAACGGCCGCACTCGCGCTTACCTTATCAAATACATCTCAGAAAGGCTTTACAAATGAAAGCAGTTTTCCGTGCTGATGCCATCATCAAACAATGCGATGAGGCGGCCATAAATTACAGCGTTGACCGCGCAGACCGGTTGGCTTACGAAGTTGGATGCTTGCGGGCCAACATCCGCGAATTGTGTGCTGAAGCTGAATTTACAAAAGAAGAACTGATGCAAGTCCAGGCCGAACTGATGTGGGAACAAAAACATGGTCACTAGCAACAACGCCGATGAAATCATTGCTGACTGCAAAACCAAGCTATACCCAACGGGTTGTTTAGAAATTTATATCCGTTACTTGTGTGGCCAATTGGAGTTAAAAGATGAACGAATTAAATTCAGAGACGAACAAATTAAGTGGCTTCACGTTCAATTCCCCAAAGCGTGAAGACTACGAATGCCCTGAGTGTGGGCGTGATTGTGGCGACTTAACCCGCCATGCTTTTGATGATGTGACTGT